AGACCGATAAGCGGGCCGACAACTCCGCTGTCAAGGGGATTAGCGGGGGCTATGTTTGTCATTACGGCACTCTCAAGCGGATTTCCGTTAGTGCTAAAAAAGCCGTTAAATGCGTCTTCCTCACCGTCGACGGCTCTTGCAATGCGTTCAGCCAATGCGCCAAAAATCATTCCGACTTCTCTTGATTTCGGAATTTTAATGAACGTCATTGGTTTCCCGTTGTCGTCTAATTCTCCAAACTTGTTGGGAATACAGAAATAGTTGTCTTTTGTCCTGTTGGAAAGTTCGTTATAATATGGATTGTCACGGTTAGATAGATATAAAATCATTGTGGGAAGCGTAATTCCAACTGCGCCGGTGAACAAGGTCTTTGCTATTTTGTCCGGCATAAATGCTTTTCCGAGTTTGTCAAGGCCCTGTATCGAAGCGTTGAGATAGGGAACGCCGTTGCGGTCAACGGTTTTAATTACGTCACCGCCCCTTGCAAAGTTTACAGTTACATCATTTGACGCCGCCAACGCTTTTTGTACGTCTCCGGTTTTTGCAAACACCGCACTAAATTCATTTAGTCGCGTTGCTTCTTCAATCATGGCGTTAAATTTGTTGACAGACATTCCGACTTTTTGAAACACGTTTTGCGTTTTTGTAAGATTGAGCGCGGCAGTTTCAGCGTCAGCGGACGAAAAGAAACTGGATGAACCGCCGCCAACCGCCTTGTATCTCTGCGCCATTTCTCCGTTTGTTGCAAGCTCTTTGAACGCGCGGACCTCTCCGGCGAGATACTTAAACGGATTCGATTGACTTCCGTAAACATATCCGGTAGGCACGTCTCGCGCAAGGTTCACAATGCCAAACAATGGGTTTTCCTGTGTGGTGAGTTTTTTAAATCCAGTAGAAAAGTCGGATAACCCGCGAATGGTATATGTAGACTTTGGCAGACCTTTCAGAGCTTCAAGCAAACTAACGTCATTAATCTTGATGTACTGCTTTTGTCCGTTTTCAATAACAGAAACAATATTGTTCCCCGCGCTGTTTTTTGCCTGTTCCTCGCTAATTATTTCGGCCTTTGTTGTGGAGCGCGGATTTTCACGAAGTGTGTTCAGCAGAGATTGCCCAACCTCATTATATCTTGCGGCTTTAACGGTTGTGTTAACCAGACGCATGATGTTTTCGAGGGGGTTGTTTATGTCGCGCTCAGAACCCTCCATTTTCTTAATTGGAGAACGATTGTCCACGAATTTGCGACCGATTTCTCCGCCCGTGAGCGCGGATTCAACTTCCGAAAATTCTCTCTGTGCGGGGACATAGTTAGGGTCTTTGAGCTTCATTTGGTCAAACGCTTCTTGGCTGATAAGTCCAGACTTAACACCCCACGCTTGATTAAAGTCATTCAGCCATTTTACAATATTGTCGCCCGTCTTTTTCCATTCAGGATGTGCCGCTTCAACCTTTTCAACGTACTGCTTAGACATACTGGATTTATAGTTTGCAATTACGTTTTTGTCCTCAAGTGCCTTGTCTATGTTTCTCCGTTGCATCATGTAATTCCAGAAGTCGGTTTCCTGCCCCTTTGGAATATCTTTCGCAACGTCTTCGAGCGACTTACCGATTACGTTTCCGTCCATATCGACAAGTGCACCTTTTCCATCCTTCCCTATGATATGTGACACTGTGCCACCAGCATTGACAGAGTTTTGAGCTAACATAGCCGTTTTGTCGCCAGTGTCTTTTGAAAACTTAACAATAGGATGAAGTGTATCGACTGTGCGAGTATAAACATTATCCAAATTGGTTTTCAGCGTTCCTTTTTGCTTCTGCGGAGTCATAACGACTTTGTTGCTCATTTCCGGCAGTTTTTCAAGGTCAACATTCGTATCGTCATTTATGGAGAACCTTGTCGGTTTTGCCTCCACCGTTTCGACAACAGAGTTTTTGCTTGCTTCCAGCGGAATATTAGACTTTGGAGTTGTTATCTTCGCGCCGGCGGAGTTTTCGGGGAAAATGTTTTCTTTCGCTTTCGGAGCGACAGGTTGCGCCGAGTCAGTCGTTATCTTTTCGCCGAGGGAGTCGGCGGGGAAAAGAGAGGGGGGGGGCTGCGGGAGTGATTGTTGAATTTGCAGAATCGCGCTCATATTTATAGTTCTCATACAATGCGCTTTGTCTGGTGTTCCAAGAATCCAATTTGCCAGAGCTTTTAGCCGCTTCCTCCGTCATGTACGAATTGTTGACATTATCTGCTGCAATTTGCGAGAGTTCGGCATCGGTTTTGCCCGCATATTGTGATGGTTTAGGTGTAGTGACATTGCTCTTAGCCGTTTCGCCTTTGGCGTAATACTGACCGTCTTTTGCAACAACTTCGCCGCGTTGAATAGCAGAGTTGACATCACCGATTATTGCGGTGTCGCCTGTCTGTTTTGCGTAAGCGGTTATGTCGTCCCAAGTCGGAGCCGTAACGCGTTCTGAGGACAAAGCAGAGACAACCTTTGCACCATCGGATAAAGTGGTCTGTGCCGCCGGTTGCACCATGTCGACATTTTCCACCTTTGCCGTATCAGTTGCCACCTGTGGCTTAAAATCGCTTACAGGGGCTTGTGCGGCTTCCTGCGCAATGTTCTGCGTTGGTTTGATAAGGTTCGGCGCAACTTGCGATAAATTCGGTGTAGTGTTTGCGACGGGAGGTGCTTTTGCCGCTTCTGCTGTGGCGGCGCGGCTTTCCGCTACCCGCGCGTCGTTTTCTGTTTCAAGCGCCTTGAGATTGCTCTTTCCCGCGCCGCCAACAATGCCGCCGACTGCGCCCGCGACAATGCCGTTATAAATCATGTCCTCTGCGTTCAGTTTCGCGTTCTTGTCATATGTGAGCCGCTGATAAACGGGAGTCAGTGCGTCTTGAATGTTCTGCTCAAACGCTTCGCCAAGTCCCGCTTCTGCACCAGTGGCGAGACGGTTCGCGACGGCGCGGCCCGCGTCGCTCTTAATAAATTTAGAGATTGCGTTTGCGGAAGCCTGTTCAAGCTTCGAGTCAGCCGCTCCGTTTCCGAACACCTTTCCGAGAGCGCCGACGTTTGAAATGCCCTCTGTGGCGTAGCCAGTCGCGCCCTGTAACAGACCGTAGAGCGCCTGTGTTCCCTCGCCCGCGCCAGCCTTTTCCGCGTCGTACGCGCCTTGTCCGGCCTGCTGAATTGACATAAGTCCCTTTGTAAGTGCGCCGGTCGCCTCGCTTCCTGCGCCAAGAGAGCCAGCGACGCCGCCGGTCAAAGCCATAAGGCCAATCTGTGTCGCGGCGCTGCCAATGTCAACGCCAGCCTGCCCGGCTTTTGAAATTCCGCGCTTTGCATTCTGCGAATAAAGGAGAGAGTTGTCCATCATTTTGTTTGCAAAGCTTTTCTGGTTTGCGGCGTTCTGTGCCGTGTAGTTAGTGCCGTTGATTTTGTCAATTCCGCGCGAGATTATCCCCGCGGGAGAATATTTGCCCGTTGTTGCCATCTGCACGGCGTTTGCCGCCCCGCCAAAAAGGCTTGACGTTCCCGCGCTGACGATATCAGCCGCGCGCTCAAATCCGCTTTCCTTCTGGTTCTGGAAGGCATTCGGAATGCTGCCTTTTGCCACTCCTGCCGCAGTCTGCGCCATAGTAATGGGCGTGATTTTTGCAGTCAACATTGAGGGGTTGGCTTTCATCTGCTGCGCAGCGGCCTGTGCCGCTGCCTGCTGCTGTGCATAGTGGGCCTGCACCTGTTGGGAGAACGTCTGTGTATTTGCGCGGGATGATGCGGAGTGTGCTTTATCAGCCGCCGCGCCTTTGGACGCCGCATTCTGTTTTAACTTCTTAATGAAATCTTCGTTTGCAGACATTTAATCACCCCTGACTAACCGATGTATTTATTGCTGAGAGCCTGCGCCTGCTCCTGTGTTATCAGCCCTTTGCTGAGATACTGCGAGATAAGATTAGCCATTTTGTTTGTTGTAACCGTCGTATAGCCTTTGTCCAGAATGTTTTCAAGTTGACTTGAAAGAGATGTATAATACGAAGTCTGCGTACCCGCCGTTTGTGCCGCTGGCTTGTCACCAAACAAATTGTTATTGTTATTGTTGTTGTTATTGTTGTTGTCGCCGCCGTTGTCCGAACCGCCTGAGCGCCTACCCGAACGGTATGATTTGCTGCTGCTTATTGCTAACTTATCCAATGCAAGCTGATTTTCAAACGCCTGCTGGTCTGCCGCCGCCTGTGCCGCGGCAATATTGTTTAGTTTTTGATTTCTTGCCGCTTGCAGATACGGAACTTTCCAGTCGTCAGAAGCATCGTTGTTGCCCTGCACTCTGTTGATTTCGGCTTGATAATCGTTAGAGTATGCTCCGATTGTGTTTGCAAATTCTGACTTTTCGTTTGCGAGAGCGTTTGCGGTGTTCGTCTGATAATTGTTGAGAATGGTCGTTTTGGCGTTCTGAATTGCAAGGGCTTTCGCCGCGTCGTTGCTTGTAAGCGCGTCAGCTCTCTTCGAGTCCAGCCCCGCCATTCTGTCGCTGACAAAAGACGAACGCGCCATGCCGCGAGAAAGGGCGTCGTTGTTGGCGTTCTGCTGTGCCGTGTCATAATAGTCGCCTATCGTTTTGGCTTGATTTTCATATGTAGTGCCAATCTGATTGTTCGCCTGTATTCCAGCCGCGGAATCCAGTTCTGAATCCGTCGCGTACTTGCCATATTTCTGCAAATTAGACGCAAGCTTTTCATTGCGAGACTGTCCTGCGGCATCAAATTCAACCTGCAACGCCGCCTTTTTTACGGGGTCTGTTTCGGCGTCCATTTGCTTTTTAATCTCGTTTTGCTTTGCCTTATAATCGGTATTTACATCATAAGCCATCTTACCCCTCCTTGCCGTCGTGTTCGATAATAAAAATTCGTTTTTCGTGGTCTTCCAGCTTTTCGTTTATCTTTTCGTGAGCACATTCGTTTTTGTCCGTCAGCTTTTCAAAATTTTTGGCGAGACCGTTCACGACCACCGTCAACTGCGTAATAGATGTGTTTAATTTAAGTATCGGCGCGACAATGCCGCCGATAAGACCAACAAGCGCGGCAACACCCGCAATAACCGTCCAGTCCATTCGTTTGCCCTCTTCCCGTATAAAGTCCGCTCGTTGCATCGGCGGCATTGTCTGGTTTTCTGTTAAATGTTTTCGCCGTCTGTGGGGTTGTTGATAACGCCCAGACCGACAACAACGGGAAGCGCCACGTTGAGGAAGGAGTTCATGTCGGGGGAAATGTCGATGCCGGCAAATTCCTTGACGCACCAGACCACCAGCGCCGCAATGCTTGTCCAAAGTGCCCAGCTCTTAAATCTGTTCTGTTTCATAAGTATATACCTCCGTTAAATTAAAGAAGTTTGAGTCTGTCGAGAATTGCTGCAAGTTCGTCGCGTTTGACGAACGCTTCCGCTCTTGTGCCGTCCATGATGCCCTTTGCTTTTGCCTTGCCGTAGCTGCCCGCGTCCATGCTCCATTTCGGTTCATAAGCCGCGTTGCGCTGTGCAAGCCATGTGTCCATCATCTGGTTAAATTCTTCCTGTGTAGGCATTTCGTCCTCCTGCGGGTTTTCCGCGCCTGTGAGCGTATCGAAAGGGAAGTTGCGCCCCGGACACGCCGTCTGGTTTAAATCCTTGTGCCGCCTTACTGCGATGCCGGGATAGCGCCGCAGAATGTCCGCGATAAGCTCCCATCCGGCGTTAATCTGTGTCTGGCCCATCGTCTCGTTCTCAAAGTTTCCCTCGAAGCAAATGCCAATAGATGTTGAATTGTAGCCGAGACAGTGCCCGCCGATCATGTTTTCCGGTCTGCCGCGGTAGATTGTGCCGTCCTTGCGCACATAGTAGTGGTAGGCGATGCCCGCCCAGCCGTTGGTGTATCTGTGGTAGTTGTGTATCTGCTGTGCCGTAGAACCGCTGCCCGCTTCATGGTGCAGCACCAGAAGCGTGGTGCGGCTGCGCCGCGTCAGCGGATACGCCCAGTTGTATTTTTCTTCAATGACATTCATTTGCGTTAACCTCCAGTCAACCAAATACGACGAATTGACAAGGGAAACAATCGAACGCATAGGCGAGGTTTATTACATAAACACGCACGGCGATATTTTGAAAGAAGTCGAAATAACCAACGAAAAAATAGACAAGTCCAAAGAGCGAGAGCGCGGCGATATGATACACGAACTGGCAAAGGACATGAAAAAGGCAATACTAAAGGATTTTTAAGGCGGTGAGTTAATGGCAATCACTCTGCAAACGATGATAACTGAAGCGGCGGACTACATAAAGGCTGACACAGACGACGACGATTTTTCAGCAGTTGAAACTCGGCTGACTTCTGCAATCAATGAAGCGAAAAACACCATAGCGCAGCGCACAAGGCTCACCACAAGCGAGAACGTAACGCTTGATACCAATTCCTGCTTTGACGTATCGACGCTCACAAAGCCGTTCTGGGGGCTTGTAAGCGTTAAATGCTCGGACGGCAATGTTTACACAAGCGAACAGAATGGGCTGATATGGTGTAATGCCTCCCCGCTTGAAACTGTCGCCGTTGAATATGAGTACATTCCGGCAGATATGACGGCGGCAACGGACGCCTATCCGTTTCCCGCTTCCGTATCGTGGAGACTTTTATGCTACTATGCGGCGGCTCGGTATTATGAGATAAAAGGGACTTCTACGTCTCTGAATAAAATGCGTTACTGGCAGAATGAATTTGAAACGGGCGTGAACGCTTTAAAGGGCGGCAGCAAGATGGCGCGGCGCAGAATAAAGGCGACGTACAATTATGGTGATTGCGAATGAATGCGTTTAAGATAAAGAACTTTGCGGGGGGTCTGAACCAGTCGGCAGATGATAGCCTGCTGTCGGTCAACCAGTCGAGGGACGCGCAGAATGTAGATGTGTCAAGCGGTACGCTGAAAACTATAAGCGGTTATTCAAAGTACATTGCAACGGCAGCACCGGCAGGAATAACGCGGCTGATGAAGTTCTACAAGAACAACACAAGCACTGGCGCGGTGACCTCATATCTGCTTGCGGCGACTGCGACGGCAATCTATTACTGGACAGGCTCGGCATGGACGGCGCTTGCCACAGGACTGACAAGCGGCGATTGGGACTACTTCAATTATCAGATAGGCGCAACCGATGTAGTCATTATGGGAAATGGTGCAGATACCATGAAGAAGTGGGACGGCACTACATTTGCCAATCTCGGTGGAAATCCTCCTAACATGAAATCAGTCACGCTTCATTCAGAGAGAATTTGGGGAACAGGCGTAAAGGCTACACCGAATAGCGTTTATTATTCTGACACCATAGGCAAAGGACATACTGGACCCGAAAACTGGACTATCGCAGAAGATAGGGCAGGCGTTGTCAATGTTCCGACATGGGACGGCGGCGTGTGCATTGGCGTTTCAAACATTTTCTCCGACTTGGTAATTTTCAAAACAAACAATATTTACCGCGTCGTTGGTACATATCCGTCAGTTTACGAAGTTAAGCAAGTGTATTCCTCCGTTGGTGCAATCGCGGAGAAAACCATTGTTTCCGGCAATGACCGCGCATTCTTTCTCTCGAAAGATGGCTTGTACTATTATAACGGCGTTTCTGCCTATCCGCTTTTGGGCGACATGGCAAAAGACGTTGTTATCAATCCGTCATACGCAAAAAACGCAGTTTCGATTATCCATAAAAATGTACTTTATTGTGCGTTTCCAGAGGGCAATTCAACGGCAAACAACGCCGTGTTCGTGTACGACCTGCTGAATAAAAATCTGATGATATGGCGCGGAATTGCCGTCACGGACTTTATGGAATATGAGGACAATCTCCTTTTCACCAACTCAACGGGTTATGTATTTCACATTGACGATACGGCGACGAGCTTTGACGGTACAAACATAACGGCTTACTGGGAAACGCCGTGGCAGGATTTGGACGCTTTCAGAGTTACCAAAACCGCCGACACGCTGTACTTTTACGCAAAGGGCAACGGGATTATGCGCGTTGATGTTACCTTTGACGGGAAAACAAAGACGAAGACCGTGACGCTTAGTCCGTCTGGAAAACTGCACAGTTTATCTCTCAATTTAGAGGGGCGCAGGTTCAAAATGAAGTTTTCCAATGTGTCCGGCTCCAACTTTGAACTGAAACAGCCGGAATTAACCTATGAAGCTGACGAGGATTAATGATATGGCTCTTGCTGCTGATTCTAAAAGTTTATATATACCGATTTCAACGATATACGGAAAGCCGAACGCAGATGGCACATATACCCTTAACGCTCTCGATGTAAAGAACCTAAACGATAACCTTTACGCAATTGCCAAAAAGGTTCAGGGCGGCTTAACTACGTCGGACTTAACATCTGCTGCAATAGACGAGTTACACGCCGGAACGGTTATTTCAAACACGGTTATTACGAACGAGTTATATTCATCCTATGGAAGCATATCTAATTTGGCGGTTAATAAGCTCCGCACAGACTATGCCAAAGCGACAAAGTTTCTTAATTCTGATACATCTGATGTTAATTACATCAATATCCACGACGAGACGATCTCTTTCATCACAGCGACGGTAGGGAGTGGCACTGAACAACTTACGGACGGTGATCGCGTGTTTTACTGGACGGACGACACGCACACGCAGATGACTTCCGAAAAGACGACTGATTACCCGGTCATGGTCTATCAGTACACGGAGTTGACGAAGGCTTCCATCGCATTCACATCGATCACGCTGCCGGACGGCACGGAGACCGTTATGCCGGTGCTGACGCTCGGAGCGGGCACTGGAAGCGGAGACAGCGGCAAGTCCTTCATCTACAAGGCCGCAGACGGTATCTATCTTGACTACCACAGCCAGACGGACGGCAAGATCAAGCGCGCCGCGTTCACTGATGCGGGTGTATTCATCTCTCCGTATCAGTTTACCGCGCTCGACGTCTACACCAATGGATTTATTGCAAACTAC